CTAAAAATACTTATCTTAGTGCAGGTGTTTATACAAGAGAATTTGATCTTTCATTCTTGCCATTAGACATTCCAGCTGTAGGAGCAGCAGTAATAGGACCAACTGTGAGAGGACCAGCGATGGTACCAATTGCAATTTCAACTTATTCAGAATATCTTAGATGGTTCGGTGACGTATTCTCTAGTGGCTCTGGAGCAGTTGAACAGGAGTACAAATATCTAACATCTTATGCAGTACAAGAGTATTTGCGTTGGGGTGAAGTTTGTACAGTGATACGAATACTAGCAGGCCAGTATAGACCCGCATATTCAAACGTAATTAGCCAAGCAGGTAGAACCGCTGGTACATACACTTCAGATGATATGTCCTTCAAGTTAATAGCATTGACAGACGGTGATGTTACTAATAGTGGACAAAAAGCTGCAGCGGATTCAGGATCTGGAATAACAGGTGATGAATACGATGGTAATGTACTCCATTCAGGATCTCGTTATAATATGAGATGGGAAGTGGCAAATGTTGATACCGACAGAGGTACATTTGACTTATACATAAGACGTGGAGACGATAGTGACTTTAGAAAAGTTGTTATGGAACAATTCGTCGGTGTATCCCTTGACCCGAATACAACTAATTACATTGCGAAGGTAATCGGAGACCAAGCATATCAAATTAGATATGATAGTGGTGGATCTCCATACTTGGAACTAACAGGATCATATCCAAACAGATCTCGTTTTGTCAGAGTTGAAGTGTATCAAAATACATTGAAATATTTAACAAATGAAGGATCTATAAGAGACCAATCATTAACAGCATCTCTTCCAGGAGGTTTTAGTGGTTCAATATCAGGATCGACTTTTGTAGAAGAAGCAATTCCATTATCAGGAACATTTGCCGACGGTAGCGACGGTACAGTTGCCCACCCAAAAGCAATGAATCAAAATATATGGAATACTAATACGCAAGGATTTAATTTAGCAGTCGCAGGCAGTGGTAAAACAGCTTACGAAGATGCAATTGATATACTTTCAAATAGAGATCAATTTGACTTTGATTTATTATTAACACCAGGTTTAATTGACAACTTAGATAATCATGCCGTAGTTATTACAAGGGCGATTAGTATGGTTGAAGAACGCGGTGATGCATTTTATATCATTGATCCAACATATAAAGGATCTACGGTAGGACAAGCCAGAGCAGCAGCAGAGAATAGAAACTCTAATTATGCAGGTTACTATTATCCGTGGGTTCAAATTGCAGATGCAGATTTAGGCGGTGGAAGATGGGTACCACCATCCGCAATAGTACCTTCAGTATATTCATTTAATGATTTAGTTTCAGAAAAATGGTATGCACCTGCAGGACTTAATAGAGGTGGATTGGACCAAGGTGTCCAGACAGAGAGAATCATGACTCAGAATGATCGTGATAACTTATATATCAAAAATATCAATCCAATTGCAACTTTCCCAAGACATGGATTAGTAATTTGGGGTCAGAAGACATTACAGAAAAAACGTTCAGCAATGGATAGAATTAATGTTAGACGACTTTTAATTGCAGCCAAAAGGCATATTGCTGAAACAGCTAAATATTTAGTGTTCGAACAAAACACTAGAGAAACTAGATTGCGTTTCATCAATATAACTAGACCATGGTTTGAGAATGCGAGAAGAAAGCAAGGAATATATGATTTCAGAATCGTTATTGACGAGAGAAATAATACTGCTGATGTTGTTGACAGAAATGAAATGAGAGCATCAATTTACTTGAAGCCAGCTAAGACGGCAGAATTTATTATCGTTGACTTTTTTGTCCTCCCAACAGGAGCGAAATTTCCAATAGATGATTAATTTAGGCGGTTAAAATAGACGTTGATGATATTTATTGACGAAATTAGATTTAAAAAAAATTAGGATAAAGAATGCTATTTACACCATTTGAACCAAAAGTTGCCTTTAGGTATACATTAAATATTGATGGAATACCTGGGTTCCTTTGCAAGTCGAGCGGAATGCCTAATCTAGAAAATGGTGAGATCGTCATAGATTACATCAACACAGATTTTAAAGTGAAGGGCAAATCACGTTGGCAAGACATTACAGTAACGTTATATGATCCAGTAACTCCGTCAGGAGCTGCTGCGGTACATAACTGGATTAAAATACACCACAATAGTGAATCAGGAATTGACGGGTACGCATTTGCGGAATATAAAAAGGATATCACTTTAGAAGCTTTAGATCCAAAAGGAACACCAGTTGAATCATGGACACTCTACGGAGCGTTTATTGGATCAGCAAACTGGGGAGACATGGATTGGAGTAGTGAGGAAGCAAAAACGATTGAATTGAACATCAAATATGATTACGCAGTATTAGGGTAATTAATTTATTTATAGTAAACAGGTAATTAAACATGAAAGAGAATACTAAATCATTAATCAGGCATATATTAACCGTATTCGGTACAATTTTAGGCCTAGCAGGATTGAACGATTTTGTTCCGATATTAGATTTTTTAATAAATTCACTGGATGGCGTTTGGGATGCAATAGTAATGATAGTTGGTTTTGCAACAACGATATTCGGATTTTTAAAGGATCCTACACGACACCAAGAGAGGGAGGCTGGAATAGCAGCAGTTTCCACAGACGCTAAATAATTTATATTACAAAGCATATTTAGGGGTAATTACTATAAAAAGTAGTTGCCCCTTTTTATGTTAAAATTTACCGAGAGAACATATTTATATGTAAAATAGGAAAACAGTTTTATGGCAACAACAACACCAACTCAACCAAGCGCACCAGAAGTGCCAAGCAACCAACCATCTTTAAAATTCGACTACCCAACAGAACTGGTGAAACTACCGTCCAAGGGGATATTATATCCAGCAGATAGTCCATTATCAACAGGTGAAATTGAAGTTAAATATCTTACAGCTAAAGAAGAAGATATTTTATCAACTCAATCATATCTTGCTAGTGGCATCGTACTCGATAAAGTGTGTGAATCGATCATCGTCACTCCAGGAGTCAAATATAATGATTTATTGGTAGGCGATAAAAATGCATTATTATTAGCAGCAAGGATGTTTGGATACGGAGCAGAATATGAAACTGTAGTAACTACATCAGATGGCAGAGAAATTCCCATTACTGTGGACTTAAGTGCAGTGCCTCATAAGGATTTTGATGAGACACTTGTTACTAAGGGGGAGAACAACTTTAAATTTACTTTACCTAAAAGCGGGTATGAAATAGAATTTAGGCTGTTGACGGTAGGCGATCAGAAAAAAATAACTGCAGATTTAAAAGGTATCAAAAAATCAGGTATTAATAAAGTGGAGCAGAATTTAACGACTAGGTTGCGGTTTATGATCCAATCAGTTCAAGGAAAGTCTGATTCTACGACAATTAATAGATTTGTCCAGAATATGTTAGCTATTGATTCAAGAGCATTGAGGGAATATATTTCTCAAATACAACCAGACATTGATTTAAGTATAGAAGTGGAGGATCCCGAATCAGGTGCCACCTTTCGTAGTGACTTCAGAGTCGGATTGGATCTTCTCTACCCAGACTTCGAAGGGTAGACAGCGAATCGTCATACCATTTGATCATCGCATATTCGGTATTACTGCTAGTTATAAATTAGCACTACATAAAGAGCTTTTTAATTTTGTATATATGAGTGAAGGTCGGTTTTCACATACAGAATTGTATCATATGCCAGTCTCAATGCGTCGACTAAATTTAGGTTTCCTTGCAGAAGTGTTACATGAGCGTCAAGAGGCTCAAAAAAGGCGTAGATAATACTGTTTTTTTGATATTTATATGAAATAACCTGGTGTAATATTAGGATTATTGAAAGGTTTTACTTATATTTAAATGTAAACAAATAAAATATTATGCAGTTAGTAGAAGGAATTTTAGAAAAAATAGTAAGGGTGTTAGCATCTAAAGCAGCTCAAAAGGCGATTGACAGAGCTATAAAATTAGCCCCTGAACATGATGCTGAATTGGAAGCAGAACTTGAGAGTTTACGCCAAAGTTATAAGCGTGTGGACGACCATATGGATAACTATTGTGCGCGCCACCCAAATGTACCACAATGCAAAAATAGAAAGAAGAAATTAAATCCGTACAAGTACAAATAGAAACAATTTCTTCTTTATTAAACTATCAAATTCTGTATGTGTACAACTCCAAGAACTAGGAAATGTTAAATGGCTTCCAAAGACAATAAAGGCTCTATAAACTTAAATGCGCTCCGTGATCAGCAATCTAAACTACAGTCCGCGTTTAAGGAAATCGCTAAGTCCACTGGTGGGGTAAAAAACCAGATGGCTGATATGCGTACTATTCTTTACGGCATCGAGAAAGGTTATATCAAACTCACTAGTGAATCTTCCAAGCTCGAGAAGGTTCTGAAAAATATCGCCTCCAACAAAGGGTTAAAGGAAAATCTCCAAGACATCGCATCTATAACTGGTCTACAAGGAAAGGCGTTGGCTGACTTTTCAGCACAACATCAGAAACACAGGCGTGACACGGCTGCCGCTAATAAAATTAGCCTCGAAGATCAGAAAACTAAAATAACTGGATCTGACAAATTAATTCGTGCATGGACAGATCAACGTGACATTATTGAAGAAATAACTGATTTCCAAGAAATAGGATCTGACGCATTATCCGACCAACTCAACTTCCACAAACTAACAAACAATGCGATTAAAAGGGTAAAATCATCATTAGACAGCAATGCCTTAATAGCAATGATGACAAACCAAAGTGTGGAAAGCATGACTGCGAATATGAAGAACTTAGGAGTTGCCGCAGCAGCGGTAGATCCGATATTGGAAGATGATCCAGTTACAGATCTGCTGCGTGAGATAGGCGCTGTTTCTGACAGTTTAAGTGCGATAGGTGCTAGTGAATTTACAATCAATGGAAATGTTGGTAATTTTGAATCATCTGTTATAGCAGCACGTAGCCACCTCGACAACCTTTACACTGCTGCACAAAAAGGTGTGAATGTGCGATCTTCATCAGTAGTCCCCCAGGCGATTGCCGCAGAGATAACAGGCGAGTTGATAAATGATGCGGATATGGCTAGTGATTTTAGTAATGAGGTAGCGTCGCTATTCAGCGGGGATTCAGTTGACATTGATGTCGGTCTTGAAAACGTAGTACGAGATTCGATAACTGCATTAAGCGGTCTGGAGTCTATTTCTAAAGAACAAGAAGCACAAGCAAACGCATTAATGTCCTTGTTGGTCAAGTACAATAAAGCACAACTTAGTTCATTTATAATCCAAGAGGCTCACCTCCAAAAAGATGTTGTTGCGAAAAAAGAAGCTATCGATCTCGCACATAAACAATTAGCGTTATTACAGAAACATAAAGGTGCGTTAGACGCATTGTCGAGGACAGGGGAGGAATTTACTAGCACATTACATAACGGATTTAATAAATTATTCACACCAGCGCAAAAAGGTTTACTTGGAATTGATCAACTCGTCGTCAATATAGGAAAGGAATGGAGTGGTGCAGTAAACAACATCACTAGCGATTTAGCTAGTGGCTTTGAAGAGACGGGATCTTTCGCAAAATCACTGATGACGAATTTTGGCTCAATGTTAGGCAATGTGAAAAAACTGATTAATCCTTGGATGATAATAGCTGGGGTAGTCGCAGGATTATTTGCAGCACTAACTAGTGTAGAAAACGCAACTAAAAATATATCTAAAGAACTCGGAGTGTCTAGAGGTCAAGCATTAGGCTTGTATAAGCAGAGCATGCAATTAACTAATTCCTGGGATAACCAATTGACTACTCAGGAAGATGTACTTGATGTGATGAAAAAACATCAAGAGAAGTATGGTGTTTTACTTGACATAAGTAATAAAGCGAATCAAGAGTCTATTAAATTTGCAGCTAATTTAGGTTCGCAATATGGAGTTGCTGCTGGAGAAGTGTATGGCATCAGTCAGCAATTTAAAATGCTCGGCGCAGATTCAGAAGTATCTGATAACTTGACATCGTGGTTAGCAAAATCATCAGAATTATCAGGTATACCATTTTCCACATTCACTAAAGACATGGCAGAAGCTTCCGAGTTAATTGCTACGCATTTTGATGGTATGCCCAAACAAGCAGCCAAGGCAGTAGTTGCCACTCGACGTATGGGGATGAGTTTACAGCAAGTTGGTAAAGTGATGGATGCTAGTATGAATGTTAGCGGCTTCTTAGGCGACATGGCTGAAGTGAATGCAATGACAGGCGGTATGTCCGACTTGTCAGGAGTATTTGAAATGCGTATGAGTGGTGCAGATCCAGCAAAAATAGCAGAGGAGGTAGGAGCCCAGTGGGATAAATTGCCAGACTCAATGAAACAAAATGAATTCATTGCAGCGAAGTATGCGAAAACGCTCGGAATGTCCGTCGAGGAATTGAAAAAAGGAGCTAAAGTGCGGGAAATGAGTAATTCGTTATCAACGGATCAACAAGCACTACTCGACAAACATTTAGGTTCAATGTCTAAAATGGATTTAGCAGATTCAAAATCAGCTATGATGGCAGCTAGTAGACTTGATACGCAAGAGAAGTTCGGAGTGGCTATGTCTAAGTTAAAAGGTGAATTGATGACTTCATTACTCCCATTGATTGAAGCATTTGGAGAAGGGCTATCGGCAGTATTGCCAGTGTTAGGTATTATTGGCAAATTACTCGGAGCTGTCGGATCCACTGTTGCATTTATATTGAAGCCAGTCACATGGCTTCTTAAACTTGTAGGCGGCATTGCAGATGCAATGACGTCATTTTCATTAGAGCCGCTCAAACAATCATTTTTTGGAGTGCTAGACGACATCACAGGTTCAGTTACTGATACATTTTCGTCATGGCAATCAATTCTTGGCACATTCTTTAAATTTGCAATCGGCGGATTTATACTATTCAAAACTGGTATGCTGAAACATATTACGGGAGTATATAAAATTTTTCCTAAGATGGCTAAAGGTATAACTGGAATATTCTCAAAAGGCGGAGTCGAAGCAGGTGGAGGATTTGCGAAAACAATGCTTGGAAGCCTCAAAGGTATTGGTAGTAAAATATCTGAAAAATTAACTGGCGGAGGATTTGCGAAAACAATGCTTGGAAGCCTCAAAGGTATTGGTAGTAAAATATCTGAAAAATTAACTGGCGGGGGAGTGTTTGATAAACTTAAAGATAAGGCTGGCAGTGTATTAGGGGGTATGAAAGACAAAACATCTGGCTCTGTCGACGCCCCGTCGTCAATAGGGTCTTCAGTAACTGATAGCTTAGATTCCGTCGGAAAAAGTTCTAGTCGTTTAAATAAAGAAGTCGGGACAGGCGTTAAAGACTTCTTGACAAATTTAGCTGCTGGATTAAAGGAAATGGCATCAATGAAAGTTGTCGGTGGCGCATTAGCATTAATACCTGCCAGTATAGGATTCGTCGCAATGATCCCAGGATATATCGGAGCAAAATTAATATCTAAAATTGATGGCTCTGCGTTGAAAGGTGGCCTTGTTGGGATGGCAGAAGGATTAGAAAAGATGGCTTCAGGAAAAGTATTACTTGGTAGTTTAGCATTAATAGGAGCAGGATTGGCATTCACACTAATGATTCCAGGTGCGATTGGAATAGCGGCATTAAGTATGGCTGCCCCACTTGCAGTTGGAGCATTAACAATGTTAGGTACTGCATTAACAGTATTCGGCACATTGATGTCATCAGGAGTTGGCGCTATCGGATTATTAGCATTTATAGGCCTTGCAGTCGGATTAGGATATGCGATAAGTAAAATGGCACCATCTATAGAAGCAAT